GCACTCTTCAAGGATGAGAAAGATGCCTGGAGCAAGATTAAGATCCAGCGCGGCGAAGGCCCATCCCTGGAACTCTGGACTCCTGGGTCTAAGAAGGAGCTCCTGGAAGTTCTGAAGAAGAACAAGATGGATGCCGCGGCCAAGTTGATGAAGGAGATGGGGCCTAAGATCAAGGGCAAGAACAAAGGTATGCCCAAGGTGGAAGGATACGATGATATCATTTCTTCCATTGTGGATGTGCGTAAGTCTCGCCTGAGTGGGGATGAGGTGGATGACATGCTGGACTTCTTTGCTAGCGACACTGCTGCAAAGAACTACATGGATGAACTTCATGCCAAGGGGCTTATCTCCGCCAACAAAGTAGCAGAAGGAATGCCTTCTGGCTACGATGCAGTGAATGAGTTCGTTGATCCTCTTCTGCTGCCTCAGCATGCCAAAATTGTGTATGCAGGAAACAGGGAGTTGCTGGATACCACTCCTGCTGTGGCAGATGCTATGGCTTACTTCAAGGGCCAGCAAAAGATCTACGAGCAAGATGCCAAGATGCGAGTGGCTTCTGTTCTGGGCAAGGAAGCAGAAGAGCTGCCTGATGTGCCTATCCAGGCCATGACTGCCAAGGATCATGCATCTGCTGGTGCGGGCCTGGTATCTTTTGCCAATGGAAACTACGGCAGCTTCGGATCTTACATGCAATGGATTGGCAGTAAAGTCCAGAGCATGATGGCCTCTCAGCGGGAGAAGATCACCAAGGAACTGACTGGGCCTCTGACTAGGCTCGGCCAGGACTTAGATGCGGCCATGGGATTTGAGGCCGTGAATCGCGCAGTTGCATCTAGTGGGAAACAATGGGGCCTTGTTAAGCAAGCCACAGGTGTGGCAGATGATCCTTACACTTATGCTATGCTTCCCATTGAGCGAATCAAGGCCATCGCTAAATCCCAGGGTGAGTTGACCTTTGATGACTTTGTCAGTGAGGCCATAGATATTCCTAACCGGGCTGCGGGTGAGGCAGTCGAGGCACACATTGCAGTAGCCGGTCAGAGGACCAAGAACTGGCAGATTATTCATGCCGGCCAGGGTAAGACTGATACTAAGATGACTGATGTGTTCCGGCCCATCCGTCCTAACTTAGATCGGTACAAACATTTCGGCTTTGTCTATGATGACAATGTAGCCGGGACTGGTCACGTCTCTATGGTTCATGCAGCCTCAGAGGATGAACTGGTGCAGTTGATGGATCGTGTGCCTCCGAACTATCGCAAAGCATTCAAGTCTGATGTGGAAGGATTCAAGCAGGCTCGCAAAGAGTACGAATTCAACCGCACTCTGCATGAGAGTTACTTGGATTCCGAGTTGGCTAACAAGGGTGTCTTCAGCAACTTCTTCCCGAAGACTGACCCACAGAAGATTGTGGATGACATTCTTTCTCAGCACCTCCAGGAGAGTGATACCCTGGTGCGGGAGTCTGTGCGCTATCGGTATGAGCCACAGTTCAACTGGCTGGAAGACATGGGCAAGAACTACTCCCGTGCGGATACTTCCCAGTTCGCCAGTGTGCAGAAGCGCATTGAAGGCCAGGTGCAGAACCCTTACTTCGATCACATCAAAACTGCACTGAACATCAACAAGGCTTCAGAGTATCCCCTCATTCATGGGGCAAACAAGTTGCTGGATGAGAAAGTTTCCAAGGCCTACGCATCCATCAGCAAAGTCTGGGATGGAGTCACTAGCCCAGCAGATCTGGAGAAGGTGAATGCTGCCCTGGATCGCTATGGCATGAAGCCTGCTTACTACGATGCAGCACTTCAGGCACTGGCAAATCATTCTGCTCCCAAGGGTGTCCTGACTAAGTTCGTCCGGGATGCCAATGCAATCCTGGCCAGATTTGTCCTGGGCCTGGATCCATTCAACGCAATCAACAACGCCATCGGGTCTAACATCTTGCGCATGACTGAGTTGAATTCTGTGATGCGTGGCATTGAGCAGGCCAAGCCTGAGTTGGTTGGGGAGTTGGCTAAGCTCAGCAAGATTGCTGTCCCTGGGATGCCAGACCAGAGCATGTTGGCTCCCACGAAGATGGTGGCTAAGGCCATTGATAACTTCTGGAAGGATGGCGGCCTGACCCCGGGAAAGATTGGGCCCCTCATGCAGAAGTATAGGGACATGGGTATCATCAAGGACTTGACTGAGCAGCTCAAGTTACTGGCTGATGACTTCACTTTGCAGGGAGTGGAAACTGCCGTAGATCTGGAGAAGAGGACTCAGACTGCTTTCCGTAGGGCCAAGGATCTTGCTGCCAAGGCCGGCACTGCTGGTGAGAAGTGGACTGGCAACAAGTTGGCCGAGGAGTTTAACCGCTTCATCAGTGCCAACGTGATGGATCAGATTACTGAGGTAGCCCAGAAAGCCGGGGTGCTAGATAAGGCCCAGTCGGCCGCCTACATTAACAGTTTTGTTAATCGGGTGGAAGGCAACATTCTGGCCACTCAGCGCCCACTGGTTTTCCAGGGGCCTATTGGTCAGGCTATGGGCTTGTTCCAATCTTACCAATTCAACCTGCTCCAGCAACTCTTCCGCTATGTGGCTGAGGGAAGTAAGAAGGATCTGGCTATGCTGGCCGGCTTGCAAGTTACCTTCTTCGGGCTCAACTCCATGCCAGCTTTCCAGGCTGTGAACACTCACATCATTGGGAAGATGTCTGGCAACCAGGAACATCGAGATATCTATGACGCCACTTATGGAATTGCTGGCCAGACTGCGGGAGACTTTCTACTGTACGGTCTGCCTTCCAATCTTCTTCATGCAGGCATCTATTCGCGGGGCGATCTTAACCCTCGCCACCTCACTATCCTACCAACTAGCCTGGCTGAAATACCTCTGGTTGCAAGCTGGGGAAAGTTTCTCGGCTCGCTGGCAGGAACAGTAAAGGATATTGCAGGTGGCGGCGAGATGATTCCTGCCATCATCAAGGGCCTGGAACATAATGGTATCTCCCGCCCACTGGCTGGATTTGCTCAGGTGGCCAGAGGATTTGATGATGGGAATGTCTTCTCCACCCAGAAAGATGGCTCGCTACTTTGGAGTCATGACCTGGCATCCTGGGGCTCGGTAGTTAGATTGGCCGGCGCGCGCCCCTTTGATGAGGCCATTACAAATGATGCCTTGTTCCGGGTGAAGACTTATGAGGCTGTCCGAAGGGAGCGCATGAAATCCCTAGGTGAACGGGTTAAGCTCTCTCTGTATAACGATGGTCAGATACCAGATGAGCAGATGCAAGAATTTGCTCAGGGCTTCTATGATCGTGGCGGGAAGCAAGCTCAGTTCAACTCTTGGATGATGAGGCTCTACAAGGATACTAACGTGGAGCAGTCTGAGGCACTGAGAGGTTCCCTGACTAAACCCTTTGCTTATAAGATGCAGCTTCTTATGGGCGGTGAAGACGAAGGAGTTAACTGATGAGCAAATGGAAGTTTGGTACTCGCAGTCGGAACAAGCTGGTGGGAGTTCACCCCTCCCTCCAGATTCTCATGAAGGCGGCCCTGGAGGAATCTCCCTACGACTTCGGAATTACTGAGGGGCTGAGAACTCCTGAGGCTCAGAAGATCTTCTTCGAGGCTGGCAAGTCCAGCACCATGAACTCCCGTCACCTCACGGGCCATGCAGTGGACATTGCAGTTTACGTGGACGGGGAAATCTCCTGGGACTTCCAGTACTACAAGGCTGTGGCTGACCATGTGAAGAAGGTGGCCAAAGAACTGAAGCTAGATATTGAATGGGGCGGCGACTGGAAGTCTCTGGTTGATGGCCCTCACTTCCAACTGAAAAGGACAGCATGAAAGAACTCCTCGCTAAAATGTTTATCCGCGCAGACCTGGCTAACCATGCAGTCTGGGGCATTGCTCTTTACTGGACGGGTTCCTGGCTTGATCCAGTGGTTGGCTTCTTGCTGGCAGCATTCTTTGCTGTCTTCAAGGATGTGGTAGTGGACAAGAAGATGGGCCTGGGGAAGTTTGACCCCTGGGATATCTTGGCCACCATCATTCTGCCATTCCTCTTCCTTGCCCAGGAGTTGTCGCCATGGATCCTATAATCGGCGGCGGCCTCCTCAAGTTAGGTGGCGCCATTCTAGATAAGATTTTTCCTGATCCTGAGCAAAGGGCTCGGGCTCAGATTGAGCTTATGAAGGCAGAGAAGGAAGGTGAGTTGCAGGAAGCTAAGTTGCAGATGAGTGCAATCTTGGCTGAGGCTCAGAGTAATGATCCTTGGACTTCCCGGGCTCGGCCTTCTTTCCTTTACGTCATGTACATTCTTATCCTGGCCTGTATTCCTATGGGAATCTTGGCCGCCTTCCACCCGGAAGTTGCAGGTAAGATTGCTGCTGGCATGGGAGCTTGGCTCAAAGCCATCCCAGAAGAATTGTGGACTGTATTTGGTATCGGCTACCTGGGCTACACTGGCTTCAGGAGTTTTGACAAACTCAAGAAAGGTAATGGAAAATGAGCAACGTAAGTGATCCCGCCCGCTATGGCCTAGCAGTCACTCCCTCTGATGTGACTGTCCTTAATCCTACTCGCGCGCTGTATATTGGTACCACAGGTAACCTGACTGTGCGCATGTATGGTGGCCAGAACAACGTGACTTTCACGACTGTGCCAGTTGGCATCTTTCCAATTCAAGTGGATCGAGTCCTGGCTACTGGCACTACTGCCAGTAACATTGTGGCCCTGAGCTAAGGAGTCAGCATGTTTGATTGGTTTAAGAAATCTCCTCCGCCACCTCCACCTCCAGAAGTTCCTGCCCCTGCACCTGAGGTTGTGAGTGAGCCTGCTCCTCCGCCTGCCCCGGCAGTTATCTTGCTGCCTCCTCGGATGATGCCACTAACTCCCAAGAAGTGGGTAACTGATGGCACACGAGTTGGCATTGTCAGTCACTGTGATACCAGTGGTTATGTTGTTGTGGACTATGTGAATGAGCTGGGCATTACTGTTGCCTGCCAGCGCGCACATCCCGGCAACCTGAAACTTTGCCGACGTGAGCAGATTCCTGCCCCTCGCCGCCCCTCTGTTGAGCAAGGTATCTTGCTTGGCTACCTGTAAGTAGGAGAGCTACATGCCGCTGAATGTACCAGATGTAGGCGAGAATAGGATTCTTGAGACCATTGTCAATAAGACTGCGGCCGAGAACCTGAGTCTGCGCCTCTTCATTAACAACATCACGCCCTCAGATACAGACACCACTGCAACTTTCACGCAGGCTGTATTTCCTGGGTATGCCGCCATCACTCTGACTGGCGCATCCTGGGGCACTGCATCTGGCGGCACCATTACTTACAGCGCTCAGCAAACTTGGACTTGCTCTGGCAGTTCCACGGATGATGTGTACGGGTATTACATTGTTCAGGTAACCAGTGGAATCCTCCTGTGGGCTGAACGAGATGGGGCTGCTCCTGCTGCTGTGCGCAACTCTGGTGATGCAGTCCGTGTGACTCCCACCATCTCTGCTAGTTAAGGAAAAGACATGGCTACTTACGCTGAACTTCTTGCCATTGCTAACAATGCGACTGGAGAATCTCTGCGCTCCAAGATCCTGGTAGCCTGTGTGGTGGCTGCGGATGTGGTGCGACTGGAACTTCCTGCTACCACTAATCATGCCAAGCGCATGATCTGGGCAGCACAGGTTCTGCAAAGCCCTGATACTGAAGCGCGCCGAATGGTGTGGGCAGTCCTGGCCCAGAATCGTGCATTCACGGCTGCTCAGATTACTGGGGCTGATGATGCAACTGTGCAGACAGCAGTGAACGCAGCTATTGATCTTCTGGCCGGGGTGTAATCATGGCGGATATTAAAACAAAATATCCTTCCACTTCCTCGGTCGCTGTGACTATCTCCCTGGCCTCTTTGGCCAGTGGGGCAGCCGGAGTTTTTACTGCTGGCCAGGAATCTACTGCTGTGGATAACACGACAAACCTGGATGTGGATCATCTGGTGAGTGGGAAGATTCGTGTGGGTGCCGGCTCAGTTACTGCATCCCGCAGTATCAATGTCTACGCTTACGCACCCATCTCCATTACTAGCGGAACTCCTACATATCCTGATGTGCTGGATGGCGCAGATAGTGCTGAGACATTTACATCTGCCAACGTGATGAATAGTTCCGTGCAATGGGTAGCTACTATGACTGTGGATGCCACTAGCAGCCGGGATTACTTCTTTGCTCCTGTCAGTATTGCCAGTTTGTTTGGTGGCCAGCTTCCTCCTTTCTGGGGCCTCTTTGTTTCCCATGATACTGGCACTGGACTAAGCACCACTGCTGGTGACCATGTGATTCACTACACCCGAGTACAAGCTCAGACAGTCTGATGAACAGGAATATCCATACCCGCCAACCTCAATCAGTCCCTAAGGTTAACAAGAGTAATCCTCTTGCTCGGGGGCTGATTGCTTTGGTGGATGGCCTCAGTGGCAGAGAACTTATCGCGGGTAACTTTGCTTCCTTTAATAATGGCAGCAGGGCTGTTGGGCGTGCGGGCAGGGCTATTGAGTATACGACCTCGCAGTATGTGACCTACCCCTTTGCTAACAGGTCTAGGATAACTAACCAGTTCAGTATCTTCTCACTAACAGATTACACAGCAGGGGGCTCTCCTAACGGATTCCTCTTTGGAGATACTGAGGCCGGTGCTGCTGGGTATAACTTCGGCCTGTATTCCAACGGGGCAGTCTGGAACACCTTTGTTAAAACAGGCGGCTCAGGCGCGTCTGCTAGCGGAGGCACATTCGGGAACCTTCAAAGATTTGTGCATGCTGCTTCCTACGATGGAGCTAACATTCGCCAGTATCTGAATGGCCTGGCTGCGGGTGTAACTGCCAAGACTGGCAACGTAGACACAACTGCATTCAGCCTGAACATTAACAGGTGGAATGCTTCCAATGTCCACGCGGGAAGATTCTATATCGGGGCAGTTTGGAATCGGGTACTGACCCCAGCAGAACATGCTTCTTTGGCTGCCAATCCCTGGCAACTCTTTGAGCCTATCCGTAGGCAGATAGTTGTTCCTGGCAGCATCTCAGTCTACAGACCCGGCTCAGATAACATTGTCAACGGCTGGACTGCCGTCAGCGCGGCCTCACTCCATGCCGCCATGTCAGATGTCAGTCGCACTAACTATGCCCTGAGTCCTAACTTGAGTAACCCGACTACTCAGGGCTGGGACAACCCTCTCCCTGTGGGTACCTGGGATATCTCCCTGGACTCAGTAAGAGTTGGAACTTCTGGTCAGGTTCGAGTTATCTGCCTGGATGCCGGCGGAGTCTCAGTTGGTGGGACTGCCTGGCAAACACTCACAGCCATAGATACTGTGTATACCTTATCTGTGACTACTTCCGCAATCTCCACACAATTTAGAATTGAGGTTCAACCATGAGCATTACCCTAAATCCCGGCGTTGGTGGCGTCGTTGTTCCCAGCGATTTGCATGGAGGGGAAGAATACCCTATTCAAAAGACAGCCGGCAATCGAGTTAGCCAATGGCCTGGTTACAGCCCACCCTCGTATAGTTTTCCTCAACCTATCAACATTGATGACTTCGGGAGTTTGCAGACCCGCGGCCCGGTGTTGACAGATGAGGGAACCTTCCGGGTTAACTTTGCCAACACCTCTTTGTTTCTCAGCATCGGCGCAGTTACTGTCAGCGGCAATGTTGTCACTGGCACCGGGTTTGCTACGGTAGACCTGAATATAAATGACTACTTCAAGATTGCTGCTGATGCGGATACATTCTGCGTTCAGATTGACAGTATTGATAGTGACACCAGGATTACACTGAAAACTGCCTACACTGGCAGTGCGAGTGGAACTGGTAACCGCTCTCTGATGATGCCGTACACTGGCACAGGTGGTTCTTATGCTGTGGCATCCGGGGTAGTTACTCTGACAGCAGGGACTACTGCGACTAGTGTGACTGGCGTCAAGCGGTATACTGACTACGGCCCCCTTGTTTTCCGGGCTCGCGGCAGTATCAGCCAGCGGATTGCTAACCAGGCGCTTAATGTGGGACTGCGTGAGGATGCTGCAACTCCTCGCTGGTTCTCCTGGTTCGTGCTGGATGGTACGGTTAACACCACAGTTAAGTGCCGCACTGGTCGCAATCCTAGCGGGGCGCCATCAGCTTCTGAGACTCAGGAAACTGTAATCACCCTGCCGAATAATGCTACCACGGCCACTGCTCGGGATCTTCGGATCGAATTGCTGACTGAATCTGTCAGGTTCTATGTTGAGGGCATTCTGGTTGCAGAGCACAGCGTAGTGATTCCTCATCAGCATGATGAGATGACCAGTGTGGTGGAGTTTGTTAACGGCACTACTCCTGCTACCAGCACCACTGCAACTTTTGATTACGTCACTGGCAAGAATCACAACAAGCTAGAGATTGGTATCATGAGTGATGCGGAGCGCATTATTGCTGCTCAGCCTCCACTTGTTGCATCCAACTTCACTCAGGCCGGGGTTATCAACATCAACACTGATGTTCTGATTATCCCCTGCAGTCAGATCCGGACAGTGAGTCTGCAAGCTAGCAGTATTGGTACCACTGGCCGGTTGGATTTCTTTCTCACGAATGATCTGACTGTCACTGGGACTGCACAGCCTGCTTATCCAATTGGGGGCGGCGCTGGTGTGACGACAACCACTGCTGCGGGCATGTGGGTTATTCCAACTGGCGGCGCTGCTTTCATGCGAGTTCGTATGGGAGTTGCGACCACAGCAGGCACCACTACGATCTTTGCTAACGGAAGCCAGGCTGCTCACCCACTTCCTGCTCCCACTACTCAGCCAGTTTCTGGTACTGTCACGGCCAACATCGGCACTGGCTCAGTGGGAGCAGGCACGAATGCAATTGGTGATGTAGGTGTTCAGTACAGAGCCAACGCAACTGGGGCGGCCAGCGTTGCCAACTTGTTAAGTCCTGCCACTCCTGCGGTGCAGGCAGTCAAGGCCAGTGCTGGTAGACTACTCTCAATTACTGCAACTAATACTAACGCGGCAGCGCGGTTCATCAAGATTTGGAACACGGCAAGTGGAGGTATCACGCTTGGAACTACTGCGGCTTTGCTGGAGGTTGGCATTCCGCCTAACCAAACAGTGCAGTTTGTAATGGAAGGCGGCATTGGGTTTGCAACTGCAATCAGTATGGCAGTGACTGGCGGGCAAGGCTTAACTAATAATGCGGCCATTACCGTTGGTGATGTTACTGGCATCATTGCATTCGCATAAGCCATGATCCACCTCATCCAGCAAAACCTATCTGCCACAGACAAGGTAAGGGTTTATTCCCTCTCGGCAGTTGCCGGAGCGGGGGGACTAAACTACACCTTGTCTGCTGGGGGATCTGTAACTTTCTCAGGGGCCGCGCCAGTTAGCAAGACCCGGCAACTAGCTGTGTCTGGCTCAGTTGCTTTCTCCGGCACAGTGGCACTAAGGAGGGAGAGAGTCCTGCTGCCTTCTGGCAGTGTGGTGTTCTCTGGAACTGCTGCCTTCTCCACTGCGTCCTCCTACACCTTGGCAAGTGGGGGCACAGTTAGTTTCTCCGGGGCCGCAGTTCTGGGTAGGACAAAGATTCTGGCTGCCGCCGGCACAGTGGCTTTCTCTGGGAGTACCCCAGTAATCTTTACACCTGTAGGGGGAGCCACTACTGCTCCTTATAGGAACATATCCATTGGTCTGGGCAACCAGAACCGCATTAGCTAATTTAGGAGATATTAAATGGTAGGAGTAAGCAACTTCCGTCATGCACAGTATGATGCTCAGGGCATTGGGATTGATGATCCCCAGGCTCTGTTCTCCCCTGTAACTCAGTCAGCCCGCACAGGTAACTTGCAGCTTCCTAATGGAAATATGCTGCTGCCTCTGTGGGTAACGGATACTGCACAGCAGCAGGCCACTCAGGTAATCAAGGACATTGCTAAGGTTAGCAACAATCTTCGCAATGAGTGGACTCCAACCCTATTCTTGGATCTGTCTACCACTGTGTCTGGAACAGGCACACTCCGCCAGCCTTTCAGTCCTGCACAAATTAACGCAGGTGCATTGAATGGAAGGCAGCGGCATGTTGCACTGGGTATCAAGAGAGGAACTTCTTTCCGGGGAACACTCAGCTTTGGTACTCAGAGTGTGAACGGAACTGGCGGGGATGCCCTGGATGGGGGCGCCTTTCTGATCTGCCCCTATGGAGATTCCCAACTGCTGCCCACCATTTACGGTAGCCGCAATAATAACTTATGGGTAGCTCAGACTCAGGGTGTGTGGCGCCTGGATATTCCTGGCCAGACTTCCTTGGCTCTGTCTGAGAGGGATGTGTTCCAGAATTATGTCCGTGCATTCCGCCTAAACTCCCTTGCTTTGGTGCAAGCCTCAGCAGGTGGAACTCAGTTTAATTCCTTTGCTAATGGAGTACTGAGTATCTTCTTCAAGCCCTATGACGGGGAAGATCCGAACCTTGGCCAGGTGGAAGTTCCTTTCAGTGATGTGGCCTTCCGCTTTGTTATCCATAGTGACGGCAGTCGCTCGGGCAATGTTCACATTCACGGTATCCATGCTAGTGGCGCTCGCAATACTGCCATGCAGATTCAAACTAATGCGGCGGCTCGGGGACTGATTGTCAACAACTGTATCTATACCAACGCGGGTACGGACACTCGGGATCTTTCTATTGCTCACGACGCACTCAGTATCTATGGTCTGACTAGTGCTGCTCGGATAACTGATGTTACTATCTCCAATGGTTACGCAGCCAATGTGATTAACAACGCAGTGGAAGTTGCACATGTGGATGGAGTTCTGTGTGAGAGGAATCTCTCCAGGAACATTGGAGGTTCTGCCATCATTGAATGGTGGGACAACTGCCGCAATACCACTACCCGGTATAACTACGGCTACGGTGATCCAGTGCATCCCCAGCGCCGCATTCTTGGGCAAGTGGCCAGCGCAGGTTTCTGGCTAGCTAACCAAACTGATGGCGGAGTTGCTGACACTGGTAACCTTCACAACAACAACCATGATGTGTATATGAACTACATGGAAGGTTCTATGAGGGGCTGGCAGTTTAAGGGAGGCACTGGTATTAAAGTGCACCACAATACCTACACTTGCAGGTGGGCTAACCCATCGGGTGTGTCCAACGTGGAGGGTGGCATTACTACCGGCGGCCAGACTCCCACCATCAACCACAGTAACAATGCCTATGTGCTAGATTCTTCCGTGGCCAACTTGAATGATGGCATTCAGTTCCTCAGATTGCAAACTGCTACAGGGTATAGCGGAAACAACAATGTCTACATGGCACCCGGCGGCACCTGCTCTTGGTGGATGAACGGCACAACTCGATTATACCTGAGTGACTTTGTTACCACTGACCTGGCCAATGCTCATGATGGCGCAAGCCGCACTAACGCAGTGAACAGTACCAGTGCTGGCGGCGGAGTGTTTAGTACTCCTATTAGCACTGCCATGCTGGATTCTTCCGGCCGTCCTGCTAGCTTTAATAGTATCCTCAGGAACAGGGGCTTGTCAGGACTGACTACTACTGTGAACGGTAACGCAGTTCCGTATACTCGGGACATCGAAGGATCTGCCATGAGCCTGACTTTCCCAACCATAGGTTGCTTTGCATAAAAGCTAGCTCAGAAAAACAAAAAGCCCCCGAAGGAGATTAGTCCTAAGGGGGCTTTTTTACGTCTGATGATTTCAGATGGAGAGGATGACTCCTGTCCTTCTTTCAAAGAGTTTCTTGGTGAGGATCTTGCAGAGCTTCAGGATATCTTCCTTGGGGTAATCTCCTTCCACTACCACCCCACAAAAGGTAGCCACTTCCAGAAGGAGGATGTAAACATCCCGGTTGGTTTGCTTGCCAAGGAGTTCCATGAGATCTGGGTGGAAGGCTACTTCCTGGTTCAGCTCAATAATCTCCTGGTCAAACATTTCATATTTAATAGCCATAGACTGCGAGCCCCCGCATGGTAAGGTTCTTCATGTCAGCAATTGCATCACTGAGTGCGTGGTGTTTCTTCCCAGGCTTGGCCAGCTCAGTGTGATTGCCAGAGCAATGAATGGCAGTCCGAATGTCTAGGATATCCTTGTACTTCCAGGGAATCGGGAGCTTATGTTGCCTGAAGGCATTTTCCAGAACCACGATGTCAAACTGTGGCCCTCGCGCCCAGATGTGGAGAGGTTCTCCTGGAACTGTGATGTAGGTCAGCCAAGCTGCGAAAGATTCCAGGCCATGATCTAGCAGTACGGCTCCATCCATTGGGCACAGGCCAGGAAATTTAACTTCCTGTTCTTGCCACCAGGTCATAGTATCCTGATCCACTCGGCGCCCTAACTGCGTCTGGTCACACCAGTCGAATTCCATGTAGAAGTCACACTCCAGAATGTTCCTGTCTGTCACAGCACCCAGGGAAAGAATGACTGCATCAGGTTGCAGGGAAAGAGTTTCAATGTCTAAGACTACGTTCATGTCAGCACTCCTCTAGGCCAAGGGCCGGTTTATCTTTCCTTGCATTTGCTGCTGCATCAGAGTATTCCAGTTCCTGATACCTCATGCCCAGCTTGATGCAGTTCCTTTGCAACACTTCCTGGAAGTCCAGGCCATAAACTTGCATGACAGCCTGGAGATAGAACAGCACATCTCCTGCTTCTTCTTCAATGTGCTCAGCCAGACTGCGGCCATCTTCCTTCATTGGATCAGAGAGTTTCTTTCCGTAGATGACATGCTTCTTAATGCAGCCTGCCAACTCTCCTGCTTCTTCTGCCAGTCCCAGGGCTGCGTGCAGCCTCATCTGCGGGAGTGGTTGTTTCTTGAATAGCTTCTCTACGAAAGCATCATATCTGATTGGAGTGCCTTGAGGATTTGCATCCTGAGGAGTGGGTTTGTTCGGGAGGATTACCCAGGGAGAAGTCATATTCTCATGTTCCTTTCTTCCTCTGTTAGGAGGTCTAAGTTAATGTACTTGCTGATACCCATACCCAGTTCTTTCTTCTTAGGAATGTACCCATGTGCATCCCCTGAGTGAACTGCCTGGATCTTATCTGCCTGCGCCAGCCCCTGCAAGATCGGGGACAGCTTAGCTAACTCCTCTAGATCAGAGGATACATGCTGCCAGATTTCTTTTACTGTGCAGATTGAGGGGTGGCCGGCGATGACTCGGAGGACTTTATCTGCGACAGCAGAATTCTTAGCTTTGCCAAATTCTCCAAGAGCTTTTGGCATTGCGTACTCTGCATAGGAGAGTACTGTGTTCGCATAGACAACATCTGAGTAGCTAATGACAGTATCTCTACGTGCAGCAGCAGCAATGAGGGCGAGCTTGAGAAGATGGGTGAATCTGCGATTCGAATACGACTCAAATCTAATGTCATCAACTCTATATCCGACCATGTATATATCCGAAAGGGCCACTTCTGCGTCGCGCGAGAGTGAACAAGCTCCTCCGACATGATTAGAAATTGACTGTAGGTGTCCAACAATTTGTTCTGTGTCAGCGGAGGAGGGGGAAGTAGGGAAGGGAATCCTGATGCCATTGCTTTCTCCGTGGATTAAAAGGATTCGACTGAAAAATCCCTGGCCGAGAATCTCGGGCGGGAAGGCAGCCGCGAAATTAGTTGGCGTGTTTGCAGATAGGATAGAGACAGTCGGATTTGAGATGGTGAAACTCTTTCCTGTTTTGTAGCGACACAGATAATCTCCTTCATAGTCCCACAGACTACCCAGTACTGACAGGAATTCCATGTTGTTAGTACCAAAGAAGTCGTTCGCCTCATCTGCCATGACAAAGAGTTCTCTATCGCCTCCAGTAACTCCTGAGAAAAGATCCGCATCCAGGAGTTGTTCCATGTCTCGACTTTTACTGGGGCCATCATGCTCATTGGTTTCTCCTGCGAGATCCATGAGGAACTTTTCTTTGGAGGTTCTGTCTGCTGCAATTGTGTCATAGCCTGCTGCCTTTACGAGTTTCTTAACTATCTTTATGCTGGTGGACTTCCTCACTCCTGAGGAACCCAGAAGCATCACATACATGTTGGGATAGATTTTGAACGAACCATGCTCTAGCCAAAGCCTTCTTCCCAGCATTGCGCCTATGGCAGTCATGAGACTCCAGCGGTGATAAACTGCTGGGGCCTCAGACTTGCCAATGTAGTTGAGATATGTCTGGAAGAAGTCCACCGTTACCTCTTAGTTAGAGGGCAGGATCTTAGCCTGCGGATGGATCCTCAGAAGTTCATCTGACATCCTGACCAATTCTTCTGGGGCATTCTCCCAAGTATTCAAGGCCCGGTGTAGAACAGTGTGCAGGATATCCAGACCGGCCGGCCCAATGACTAGCATGTGCATGGAGTCTGAGGCAGGAGAAGTTCCTTTGTTGGAGCCAAAGAAGATGATTGGCTTGGTGCCAGTTGCAGGAGGCAGGGAGCCATCAGGCTCCAGAGTTAGTGGGGGCTGAGTGTGCATGTGTTACTCCGTTTCATTCCAGAAGGTAGCTCGTTTGAGCTGGTTGGTTTCGGGATCCAGCTTGCCTGCTTTAATGGCTGCTGGCACTGTGAACATTCTTGTGATCCCATGTACGTCCCTGACTGATACAGGAATTTCCATAAGCGTCTTGACTCTTTCTGCCAGGTGTTCACATCCTGGTCTGTAAGAAAAGAGTATTGAATCGTGAATCTGTGCATGTAGTCGAAAATCCAGTGGGTTAGGCAGGGCCACTTGGTAGAAGACTTGCATGAATGCTTCGTTGAGTGTTCTTGCATTGAGTGATTGAGGAGGATGTGCGGCCAGGGCATTCAGATCCATCTTGTTATCTTCCGGATTGCCGAAACATTTCCGAGTCCAGTCTCCCTCATCCAGGTACTTCTCAATGTCAGGGTACTTAGAGAGATTGAACGGGATATGATGATAGGCCCGAGAGACTAAGAGGCCTGTCATCTTTACTTCCATTGCAATCTTAGAGTACCAAGAGCCTGGTGCGAACAGCTTGTAGCCTGGCTTAGCCGGGAGTTTGAAATGGTTGGCAACTGCTGAGGACTTAAAGTTGATGATGCCGCGCAGGGTTTTGTAAGTCAGGTGGAAGGTAGTCAGTGCAGCCTCTGTAACTTCCAGGGGGTTCTTGAATGGTAGCTTCAGCCTAGTTGCAATGGCCCACACATTCTTTAGCCCCATTGTATCTGCTGCCACTGCCGGCCCCATGTTGTAGTTGGCTCCGTGATTGATTGGCTTGGCCAAAGTTCTCAGTCCTTTGTCCTTGGCTTTCTTCTTCACATCATCGTAAATATCTTCGTAAGGGACACCGAAAAACTGAGAGGCATTGAAGGAATGGAAGTCCTGCCCTGATGAGACTGCATGGATGAGAGTAGAATCTCCGCTGATGAATGCAGTGTCTCGTGACTCAGCTTGTTCGAGGTCACATTCTGCAAGATAGAAACCTTCAGGGCCTCTAATTGTGGACTTGACTGGGCCTTCTCGGGGAATGTTTTGGATCTGGAATCCACACCAGAGAGCTGACTCTCTACAGGAGTTCCTGCCTGTATCTGTTCCATGAGGATTGAGTGAGTAGAGGACTGCACCTTTGTATTCTTTGGCACCGCCTTCTCCTTTCTTATCTGCGTCCGCATCAGTTCTGAGGTAAGTCCCTCTCTGCTTAACCAGGCCACGATACTCCAGTATCTTACCCAGGACAAGATCATTCAGGGGGTGCACAAAGGATATCTTCTTGAGATAGACTTCATCACTCTCCTCATGATCCTTCCCTGTCAGGAGTTTGAGAACCTTCCGAACTTGTATATAGCTGTTAGCATTGAAGCCTGGAGCGCCAAGGCATGTTTGTAACCAAAGAAGACATGCCTCGATTTCTTTGTCAATCTCCCGTCTGGCCTCTGTATGTCGAACTGCATCACGCCAAAGACCTGTCCCTTCGGCCAGCAGTGAAGGATAGACAAGGGGAAATTCGAGAAAGTAATTTCGCTGTGCCCAAGCAGGTGCTTGAAGGATCTGTGAAATGAGCACGTTGGCAGTAGCCCATGTGTCCAGCGCACAATATCTAAAGAACTCTTCTTTGTCAGCGTGCTCTGCCAGATCCTTCCAATATACCACTCGACGAAGGAAGAAGGCATTAAGGAAGCCCAGGTCTTTAGGTAGTTCCGCGTACCAACTGTGCATAAAATGTGCCGTGTCCCAGACCCAATTCGTAGGGGCACAATTAAATCGCAAGAAGTAGAGATTGTCATACTTGCCATTCTGGAAGATCTTTGCTGCCTTGACTGTGTTGAGTTTCCTAACCCAGGCCAGAGCCCAGGCTGAGGTGAGAGGTATTACAAAGGAGACACAGGTAGCATTGCCCTGAGAATCCCAGGAGACAGCAGTGTAGCCAACACACTGGATGGCAAGATGCTCTCTCTTAGTTTCAATGTCTATGGCCAGAAGTTTGCATGAAGCTGCAAGCGCGAAAAGTTCCTCCGCATTCTCCTCCTTGAAGATGCACCACTTGAAAGGTAGTGGCTCTCTCCAGGAATCAGATGCGAGGAACTTTGAGATGAAACGTCTGGCTAGGAAGAAGCCATACTTAACTTTGACCAAGTGCTCAAGAGGATCGAGGAAGAGAATCTCCACGCCCTCATGCAGAAAGATTGAGCCTGCATAGTTGTTGATGGCCGGGTTGATCTTGGCCGGGGAAAGATTCTCCTTCTCCACTAGCTTGGCCAGGAGCCCCTGGTCTGTGGAGATAACCCTGGTTACTTCCCGCTTCTTGCAGTACGCAACGAGGAGAGTTAAGTACTCTATCCTCTGAGCAGGAATGTAGCAGGGATGGCCGGCCAGGATTGTCTTGAGTTGAGGAAGGAAAGGAGTGTCTTGGGGTGTGCCTAGGAAGACTAGATTCATGTGATTACCTGCACAATTTCTAGGAAGTGGAAGTAAATCTTAACTCGCCCCACTTGTTCCCGGTAATAGATTGGGTCACTGGGGTGCTCCAGGATTACGACATGGCAAGTGTTGGAACGATCCCGCCAGTCCATGAGATCCTCTGGGTAGAACATCTTCTTGACCTTGGCCATGGAAATAGACCCATTCTCCCTCTGATCTGCCAGCCAGGAATCCATGTGGGTATTGGATCTGCCAATGAGGATCAGATTCAGGGGGATATCCGGGAGATGCAGAGGCTTGAAAACTGGGGGCTTGTGCCGGTATTTATGGGATGGCAAGTCTAACCTCGTGATGGAGGAGTGAATGGTAGGCTGAGTGGGACTTGAACCCACGACCAAAGGATTATGAGTCCTCTGCTCTAACCACTGAGCTATCAGCCTTCAAGAAACAAGGAAGTTTGCAGAGGTTCTGGGCCTTCCTTCTCAGGAATCCAGACAACTGCCTTGACCTTCTCTACACTGGCTGTACCTGGCAGAATGGTCAGGACTCCTGTCTCCAGGCAGACTGCAAACACATCACCCCGATTCACAACTGAGTGAACCAGGGTGGATTGAAAGAGCTTCTTGCCAGGGACTACACGGATGTAAGTCTTGTCATTGAAGATAATACATTGAAGAGGATGCTGACTCATGCTGGACTCCTGACTGTGAAAGAAAGATCTTAGTAAAGCCCCTATTAAAGGGGCAGAGCTAAGAGCTCAGTTATGCAAAGGTGAAGCCTTTGAGTTGGAGGTATTCCTTGTCAGTCTTCTTGTCCTTGCGCAAGTCAGTAGCCACCAGAACCTCAGAGCCTTTCAACTTTTCCATGAGTTCCCGGTTGGAGCCTGCACCAAACTGAGCTGCACATGCTGCCATGATTTCCTTGAAGCCACCTTGACCCGACTTCTGGACATTCTCATTCGGGTGCAGGAGGAAGAAGCTGACTGAGGTAACTTGGTCAGGTGCCACAACCTTGGCTGGGTCTTGAGCTTCCACAGTTTCAATGGCCTTCAACTTGATCTTGATGCCGGCCTTGGTGTCATCAGAAGCAGACTTCTTTTCCACACTGAACTGCTCAACTTCCACCACAGTGACGCGATGAACTCCAGGGGGAAACTCTTGCCAGGTCGGTGCATCTGCCAGGTCTTCCAGGTTGCTGTCGAGAAGGCTGTCGAGAAGGTCGATTTGATTTTGGGACATTTTGATTCCTAGTAAAGAAAGAGAGTTGAGAGGATTGATATACAGAAGAACTAGGTATATCAGCTAGTGTGAGACTTGCCAGTGGTCAGGAGATTCAGGACGAGTGTTGCATATCCTGAGATATCTTTCCAATGATCCGGTTCGTGAGGATTGCCTGAGAGGATGCGGCCAATCTTATGCTGGATCATTTCCAGTGCTTCCTTCTGGTACTTGAGTAGTCCATCCCAATTCTCTGAGAACTTCATGCGATCCTTGAGATCCTGCATGATGATTGCATTCTCAGCAAAAGACCCGTGAGTCTTGGCCCGTTCGTTGAGAGTATCTTGAATGCTCATGAGAGTCCTTTATTTCTTGAGTGCCCGCATCTTTTCTAATGCAGTCATTGCTGTTTTAGCTGGAGTGGCTGAGTGAATGGGAGCAGCCAGCTTAACCTCTCCCTTGAAAACTGGAATGAGGGAGGGTTCACCTTCTTTCT